AGTGCTCTGACAAGCTACCAGCTTGAAGAGATCATCAAGGACTACAAGTTTAGTCCGGCAACCCTCGCATTCAAGCTTGAAAATCGTAAGGTCCAGCCGGGCATGCCACTGCGGTGGTACCCTTCCCCACACCTTATGTTCATTTCCCTAAAGATCGCTATGGGAATTGCAAAGGGGAACGCACGAATTATTGTAAGTGCCCCTCCCAGACATGGCAAATCTAAAATAAGCACAATCCATACTCCTGTGTGGGGACTTGAACGTTTTCCTGAATACCATTTCGTCCTTGCAACGTATGGTGCCGACTTATCAATGGACTTTGGCCGTGATGTTATGGGACTCATTAATGATAACTCCGACCTCTTAAGTGTTAGACTGCATGAAGACGTTCAACGTGCTGCCAAGTTCATGACAGACGTTGGCGGTGCAATGACTAGCGTGGGCCTTGGAGGACCGATTACAGGTCGTGGAGCTGATGTTCTTATCATAGATGACTACATCAAGGAAATCAAGGAGGCGATGTCTCCTGCATACAAGGAGTACCTCTGGAACTGGTTTGTTACCACAGCAATGACGCGTTTGGAGCCGAATGCTAGCGTCATAATCGTTGCCACGAGATGGGTGGACGATGACCTTATTGGCCAAATTGTCAAAAACTTTCCTGGTGAATGGGAGTACATCTGTCTTCCTGCAATAGCAGAAGAAGATGACCCTCTAGGTAGGGAGCCCGGTGAAGCTTTATTCCCAGAACGCTATGACGAAAAGGCCTTAAATGAGCGCAAGAGGCTGTTAGGGAGCCTGTGGTTTGATGCTATTTACCAACAGAAACCACACCCAGCTGGTGGCAAACTTGGTAACCGTAACTGGGTTCTTCCTATTGACAAGGTACCAGAGCAAGCCACATTAAAACTCCTGAGAATTTGGGACCTTGCTAGCACGCCAGGTGGTGGTGATCCAACTACAGGTGGACTTCTTGGTTTGGACACGCAAACAAACAACGTTTACCTGTTAAATGTCATCAGAAAGCACTTGGGACCAGCCGGAGTTGAGGACCTTGTGTACAATACTGCTGAGGTTGAGGGCAAACAAACAGCCATTTGTATTGAACGTGAACCGGGCTCCAGCGGGAAAATTGTCGCTGAAAACTACATAAACAATGTACTGAGAGGCTTCACTGTAAGTGACTTCTACTCGAACGAGCATAAAGTCGTGAGAGCACAGCCATTCCTTGCGGCTGCGGAAGCGGGGAGATTTTACATGTTAAAGGCGGATTGGAATGAAGAATTCCTCAAAGAGTTCGAGTCCTTTCCGGACGCAGAACATGATGACCAAATCGACGTTTGTGCCATCGGCTATGCGAAGTTTATTGGAAAGATACACCTTCCAGCCACCTTTGGTAGGCGTAGCCGACTGCGGCACGCAATTGAAGAGGCTAGAGCTCAAAGGCTTAAAACTGAAGCGCCAAATATAGTCCAAGCACCGCAAACAAGAAGCTACGGCAAAATTTTCAGGACTATTAGAGGTGGCTCGTTCGGTCGCCAAAAACGTGGAGGCTAAAATGACTTGGCTGTGGAACCAAAGGAACCAAAGGAACCAAAGGAACCAAGGTTCAAGACCTAAAGTCAGAGCTAATAGTGGGGGCAGACAAGGAAAACTAGGCATTCTTGGCTCAATGACAAGAAGTATGGCTGGGTTTTTCAACCAAATCGGCATGATGTTCTATGGTCAGAGAGACCTTTATACGATATATGGCTACCCACCAAGCCTTAATTATCAGGCAATTCTTGGTAAATATCGGCGCCAAGATTTGGCAGCAAGAATAGTTGACTCGCCAGCAAACGCTATTTGGGCGAACCCTCCTGAGTTTGAAGGTAGTCCTGACAACATCAAAAACACATTCCAGGAGCTTGTAACTAGACTAGACCTGTGGCAAATCCTGAATCGTGCTGACAAACTCTGTGGTATTGGCAAATATAGTGCTATCGTAGTGGGTGTCAATGATGGGCAGTCATTAGCAACACCTGTGGGTCTAACCAGGGGTGAAAGAAAGATCACTTTCTTACAGCCTTACTCTGAAATGAACCTTGAAATCTTGCAATTGGAAATTGATGAGTCCAATCCAAGGTTTGGTAAGCCAAAAATGTACAATCTGAAGTCAATTGACACCTCAGGAGGCACGACAGACGTCACAGGACTCTTCAAACAGCCGAAGACTAGTGAGACTCAAGTTCATTGGTCAAGAGTAATCCACATTGCAGAGGGTGTCTTAGAGGATGATACCTATGGATCACCCAGACTAGAGAAGGTTTTTAACCTCCTCGAGGACATGCTTAAAGTAGCGGGTGGTAGTGCCGAAATGTACTGGCTAAATGCTCGCGGAGGCATACATGTCAATATTGATAAAGAAATGGAACTTGACCCGTTGGATGAAGCCGACCTTAGCGAAGAGTTACAGGAATACTCCGACCAACTTCGACGGGTTATTCGCACAAGAGGTGTCGAAGTCAACCCCATTGTCATGCAAGTAGCTGATCCTCGCATGACATTCGACGTCCTTATTTCACTGATCAGTGCTGCAACTGGTATCCCACAGCGCATTCTCATGGGAGCAGAAGCTGGGCAGTTAGCAAGTGCTCAAGACAGAGCTAACTGGGCTGTTACGGTAGAAGAACGGAGAGCTTCCTTCGCCCAACCCAGGGTACTACGACCTCTTTGCTTGAAACTTATTGATCTCGGCTTCTTCACACTTGAAGACCTGATGAAAATAGTTATCACTTGGCCAGAAGCTTTCAAACTAAACCCACTGGAACGTGGCCAGACTAGCGCCCAACAGGCAAGAGCGGCTGCCAACTTGATCAAAGTCTTCGAGTTAAGCCCTGACCTTATCTCTGCTGATATGGCTAGAGGGATCATCGCACTAGCAGCACCTGGTGCGCGTTACGAAGACAAATCAGGTCTGGGAGACAAGATCACAATCAGAGAAAAGAAACCTGCAGCGGGTGCTTTCGGTGCACCTCCTGGTAAACCCAGAGCGGTAGCCTAACATGTCACAAATGATTTATTCTCTACGTCAACTCAAAGCTCGTCTGCAGAAAGTTGTTGAGGTCACAACGTCTGAGATTGAGCAGAACGATCCAAAGCTGAAGGGGCAGTTTGTCTTTCGCGACGATGACGGTGAGAAATTCATGTGGGGTCCTGGGGCCATTAGATACGAGTATCACAACGTAGAGGCACTCACAGAGGCTGATCATATTATGTTTCTGTGCCCTGCATGCTTCGCAAAAAATGGAGGAGCAGTCGGAACGCACAGTGTAATGGTTACATTTGCTGGTCGGAGTGTGCCTGACGTAGCAGGAACTCGAGATGCTGATGGAAATCCGTCACGCTGGAATGTAAGTGGAACATCACTCGATGATCTTGTGTTAACACCCTCAATTCTACTTTGACGCGAAGAGAAAGCCTGAAGACGGATGTCACTGGCATGGATTCGTTGGCTCTAGCGGTGTTCCACCTGGACACGCAGGATAAGCATCCTGACCTACCGTTAGCTCCCTCCGATAAAGTCGCGATATCAACGTCCTAAGTGCAAGTCATCGAAAGTTTCCGGTCGGACATAGAGAGTACTTGAATGACATGGGTCTTTCTGGTATAATCGTTGAATGACATTCTATGAGCCCTTACAGGAGATTTAGATGGCTAATGCTATGTGGGTGGAATACAAGCAATCTCTTCTGGCGGCCGATACAAACGTTTCTCTCAACATAGACACTGCTACTGACGGTCCGTTTGTTGCATTGCTTGACACAGGTACTTACACTTTCTCCGCTGCCCACCAGTTTTTCTCCTCCCTTTCCGGTATCGTTGGTACAGACCAACGAATTACAGCTCCAACAGTTGCCGATGGACTTTTTGACGGAGCGGATCTAACATACACCGCTGTTTCCGGCAACTCAGTTGAAGCTCTTGCTATCTACCGTCACAATTCAGGTGCAAATACCACTTGGAGACTCGTTTCCTATCACGATACAGGTGTTACAGGATTGCCGGTGACCCCGAACGGCGGCAATATCACAGTGACTTGGAATGCATCGGGAATCTTGCAACTCTAGACTACAAGACACAGGAGGTGACACATGACGATTTACCATATCAAAGGCACCGACGCCAAGAGAGCTGAAGCTACTGCCAACATGTTGCGAAATACCGCGATCAATGAAGGTCGTGGTGCTCTTATTATGCGCAATGGTGAGAAAGCCGAAGCAAAGTATTTGCTCGAGAAGATCATCGTTGCCGAGCCGTTTATGCAAGGTAAAAAGCCTGTTGATCAGATCCCTTGGAAACCCAAGTCGGATGTTATCTTCGTGAATGATGGTATCGGTAGGCTTGCGGAGTTTGAAAAGCTGATACCTGGATTCACAAAGAAGTTCGGTCCTATTACCGAGCTTGCTGCCTAAGTACACACTGTAGTACACTGTAGTACACTGTAGTACACATATGTCAGAGGTGACACATGAGAATCCCTGAAGATGAACTGATGAAGAAGATAAACGGAGCCGCAAGGAATCCAAAGGATCCGTTACTCAAAACTGCACCTGAACGTGTACGTCATCTTATTTTGGCATTTAGTGATATCTCAGACGGATTTTCGGCAGAAGATGTTGTCAAGGCTTCTGCGAGCATGATGATTACTGTACTTCGTCAAGCTCATCCGTCCTGGAGAGTTGCTGAGCCTCGAATCAATGAGCTTTTTGGCCAGGCAAAACAGCT